TTCATAACAAGCCCCATATACGCATGAAGGGGGGCACATTAATGCGCAGGGCTCCATTAGCGCCTAGTAACCAAGGGCAAGCTATTAGAGGGCAACATCCTACATTTTGTATAGTTGATGAGTCTCCTCTCATCAGCGATAATCTATTTATAGATAATGTCGAACCAGCGATAGTTTCAAATAAGGCGCCCTTCATAAACTTAGGTACGCCTAAGTCTAAAGACAATCACATGTACCGTTACTTATATGATGATGCATATGAAGGTACTTGGACAAGATTAACATATACTTGGCGGGATGCAGTGAAACAAGGAGATGCTTATTCACCTCCTTATTCCGAAGAAGAAATGTTAGAAAAGATGATGGAATGGGGGGAAGACTCCATATACTGGCGAACTGAATATGAATGTGAGTTTGTAGAGAGCGTATCGAATATTTTCAGTCCCGAAAAAATAAAAGCGTGTTTCCATGATTGCAGCATCTATACCCCCGAAGACATCCCGTTACAAGACGACGAACCAAAGATTTCGGGAATCAGCTTATCTGTTGATATCGGTAAATCTGTTAATTCTACTGTACTTACTGCATGGGCCACTGTTAGAGGTGAAACAAATAATATTGCGCAATTGGTATATCTCGAAGAGATTAATCCTAGAACTGGTGGACACGATATACCATACCAGCGTCAACGTTGCTATCGAGCAAGACCTCAGATTAGCATGTATACAAGCTTCTCCTCAAATTCATTTTGTACCCTTTATATTTACAGGAGGACCAAGAGGTACTAAGACACAGATATATAGAGATTATGTATCTTACGTCCAGCAGCAAAGGGTAGTTGTTCCTGACCCTGCTAAACTATTACCACATAAGAAAAAGTTAGTTCTTAAGTGGTTTAGAGAACATATAGATTTACAATATGTCATGGATGCAGCAAATAAGACAGAGAGGATATCTGCACCTACAGGGAAACATGATGATTACTGTGATAGCTCAGCAATGGGACTTCATGCAGCTTTAAGTATGTTACCCGGAAGTGCTAGCATAGGAGCGGCACGCATAGGAAGTGAGGCCCCACAAAACCATTCTGCTAATCGAGGGGGGTATTCTAATGCCCCTCTATTCACGACAAAAGCACGTAAGCCCGGAATCAATAAGGGGTATAGATTATGACGCAAGCTTTATATAGTCGATTCGAAGTATATAAACACAGGACTAGCCATGTCTATATTTGATACAGTAAGAAGAAGATTTGCCAGCACTGGCAGTACTCCTCCATTTAAAGAGGATGACCCAGTTAGTTTTGGTGCAGGTGTAATCAAAAGATTAAAACTTTCCAATGACTATGCGGGCTATGGCAGAAACCAGAAAAAATACGAAGCTCATTTAGGGTCTCCTATGACTTATATGCAAGTTTACTTATCAGACCCTTTGGTAAGAACTTTAATAGACCTTCCTTGCTTATACGCAGTTAAAGATAATTTCGATATCGTAACTGATGACGATGATGTAAGAAAGCGGGTAGAGGAAATGTTTAGGGATATCAATATAGAACAGACTTTATATGGTTGGTTACGAAACGCAAGAATTTTTGGAACGGGTTATATAGAATGGACTGGCGACAATCTAGTTCTACGCTCATCTCAAAATATGTTCGTGCAGCGAAATGAACATGGACAGATAATGTATTATTACCAAGATACTGGAGATGATGATGAAAATGTCAGATTTGAAGAGGATGAGATTGTCGAGCTCAAAAATAACGTTTTTGATGATTATGCTTATGGACTTAGTGATATTCACCCTATTCTTTACTTGGTTGACCTTAAGGATTATGCAGAAAGAGATATCGGAGCTGCCCTTAATAAATACGCTACATCTAGGTTTGATATATCTTGTGGTCTTCCCGATATGCCTTATGGTCCTGACAAGATTAATGAAGTGGTCGATGCGTTTAACACGCTAGCCCCCGGTGAAGATATTATTCACGGTAATGATATAGTAATTAAAGAATTACAAGGAACACAGAGAGCTTTTGAATATGGAAAGTATACAGATGATATTATGGCTAAAATCCATATGGCTATGAAAGTTCCAATGACTATGTGGACAGACCCCGAAAAGGCACGTCCAATTTTTGAACCTTACGTTCGCTATCTTCAATCAATGGTTGAAGGAGCTTTAAACGCTCAATTAATGCCTCAGTTAGAATCTGGTGAGGCTAAATTCAGATTCAGACAAATTAACGTTAACGACGCATTCACTAAAGCCAAGACAGATATGATATATCTATCTGAAGGTGTATTATCACCGGGCGAAGTTCGAGAAGAGAGAGGTTTAGACCCTGAAGGAGTAACCGAATTAGATATGGAAACTTCTGAGGATATTAAAGCTTCTCCTATAAAGAAAGAACAAAGTGATAAAAATGCGAATATCTCTGGTGGAAAGAATACAGATAAGAAAGAAGAGTCTGCTAGAGCTCAAAATAGAGGGAACAAACCCTCCGCCAACGCAACAGGAGATAGAAAATGACGTATGACAATTGTGTAAAGACTGTTAGCAACACGCTAAATAACCGTGGTATAGAAAACCACGAAGAGGTTGCAGCCAATATGTGTAATATGTGGGCTGACCAGAATGGTGTAGAGCGGGAATTTGGAAAACAAGTTTCTACCCAACCAGTACGTAGGTCATTCGCTCTGAGTATAAGCGATAATGACAATATGACACTTACTAGTGATGATGGAGTAGACTCTGTACAGTTCCCTGTCATCGCTATAACATCCGGACTTCATGAATATGAAGAGGATGATACTAAGCAAAAGGTTTATATAGAGCCTAATATATTAAAGACTAATATAGAAGCTTTCAAAGAGCTTCCTATTTACTTTAACCATCAGAGGACACCCGAGGATTTAATCGGCATGGCTACTGACCCAGAGGTGTTTGAGATGGAAAATGGAAAGACAGGAATAAAAATGTCAGCGTCCGTTTCTAATAAGAACGGTCACGGACAAGAAGTAATGGATAAAGTAAAGGATGGAGACATAACGCATGTCAGCATTGATTGGTTTTCCAACGATGTTGACGTGATGGGTGACACTTATGCCACCAATATCCGTCCGACAGAGGTAAGTTTCATTGATAATGAAATTATGGAACCCGTCTGTAAGGAATGTACAATTGAATCGAAATGTGGATTACATGTACCTGAGAAAGACCACGACTGCGGTTGTGGTGGACATGAAGGAGCATGTGAATGTGAAGACGGGAAACAAGAGGTAGTAAATATGACTGAAGAAACTACAAATAAATCCGATGCAGAAAACATCGTAGAACGGGAATTCGCTTCCCTACGCTCTCAACTAGAAGATATGCAAACGTCAAAAGACGAAGTTGCATCTCAGTATGAAGCAGCTTTGAAGACTATTGAAGACTACAAAGCAGCCGAAGACGCTAGACTCGAAGAGCAAGCTCAAGCAAGAAAAGCTGAAGCAATAGAAGCGATTATATCTAAGGAAATACTTTTCGGAACACTCGAAGAGACATCCAAAGAGACACGTTCAAGCGAATTGAATGCATGGGAGGAAACGAGGCTGACTGGGTTCAGCGAAGCTCTTGCTGCAATGCCGGTCCCTGAGGAAACAGAAAGAACTTTCGGTAAAGGCAAAGCCAACGAAGGTGAAGCTGTTCCAGCAGAGACGGAAAGGCAATTTGCAGTCAAGATGGACAACACGGGAAAAATCACATTGGACCGTGATGTCTTAAAACAAATAGGTGATTAAAAATGGCAACAGAAATTTTAGTAAATGATGGTGGTGCACCAGCAAGGATTCTTCCTTTTATAGCTGGCGGTACATTATCTGGAGGACAAGTCGTGGCGATGAATGGGAGCAAGGAAGTTGTAGCATGTGATACAGTAACTACATCCATCGTACCACTGGGCGTGGCCTTTACAGATGCATCAAGTGGTAATAACTGTTCTGTAATAACAGGAAAGGGCGTTGTATTAAACGTATTCTGCTCCGGTACATTTGACGAAGGTCAAATAGCTATCGTGGGTGGAGGCGATAATGGATGTATGATAGTAGGTGCAGGAACTGACGCACCATATGGTGGCGTAGCAATATATATTGATGACGCAGCAGCATTATCCGATACTATAACACTTAAACAAGTGTTGATGCTCTAGGAGTAAATAAATATGGTAGCATTAAGTAGTAATTTAGCGCCCGGTTTATTGACGACCCTGAACACTGGTGCGTATAACGCAACAGGCGGCTCTGGAGAGAGAGTCCTTATTGATTATAAGGATGCAATACTTGACTATCAAGTAACAAGTCTTCCAGTTCTCGCAATGTTTACAGAACCAATGACCACGGACACAGGCGGTGATATTGATATCACGTTTGCAAAACCCTCAATGGGTATGGAACGAATTAACGAAGGTAACACACCAAAATACCAACACACTAACTTACGCTCGGAAAGAGTAACGGTTAGAGAATGGGGTATTGCGGTAGGTGTAACCCGAAGAATGATGGAAGATTCTCGATTTAATGAAGTCGAGATGGCACTTAACGAATCGCGTAGAGCGGTAGATAGGCACTTGGAGAAACATGTCGTTTATGCTTTAATGGGCATTGTTGACACAACTTTTGAAACAGTGACTATTACTTCTACGACTGACGAAACTGGCTCCGCTGGAGTTACCGATTTCGCAACCAACATTTATGCTGGTTTCCTCGGTAGAAACGGTACAGTCAATCAAGGACGTATCTCTTCTTATGGATTAAGTTCAGATACTGACTTACAGTCCAGTCACTACGTTCTATCAACAGGTACTTCAGATGGAGATTTAATATTGGGAGACGTAACCAATGCTATGAATTTAATAGCAGCACACGGTTATTCAGCTGATACACTCTTTATCTCTCCAGTTCACTACAAAGCTTTGCTCAACTTGGGTGACTTTGTAACTGCTTTCACAGCAGCACAAGGTGAAGCTGGAGTAGCAGGTAATCCAACCACAGCAGCAATGATGCCCGGTTCTCCGGTCAACAGTGCAGCTTCAACTGGATTAGTTGGTAGTATCTACGGTTTGAAAATAATTATGAACGCATGGTGCCCTCCAGACAGATACTTGGTTTACGACTCTAAAATTAAACCAATGGTATATGTCGAGAGAAGACCACTGACAGTAGAAGAAGCGAATCCGGGATTCGGAATCGTTGGTTCTTACATGTCGATGCGATACGGACTAAAGGTTGTAAGACCGGAAGTTGGTGTTGTAGTTATTCAAAATTAAGTCTAATCATTGATTTGAACTGTAATTAGATTTTAGGCCCGGAGGGAGCCTCAATCCCTCCACCAAAATTTTAAATTAATGAGAGGATATCATGGCACGTTCAAACAAAACACTTTTTAGTACACTTGGCGTTCGTGGTCCTCATAGATGGCGTTCTTATGTTACTGGGGCCTCTTTAACTGCTAATGTTATAACTATCGGTAGTTCTAATTCTCCTGATGTAACAGTAGATATTGGTTCTGCTGATGGACCTTGGACTTTAGATACAACAACCTCACCTTCTAACCCTACTATACATCCAGACGATGCTGATTATAATATTTTATTAGGTGATACAGGTTATACAGGTTATAAATTACGTGTGAAAGGTGCTGGTGCACATTTTGATTATCGCATGATAGTTTCTGGTTCCGCATCAGATAATAGTGGTATAACGTTTACTAAAACAGCTAGTACGACAAGTCCCGGCTCTACTACTTTATGGGCTTCTGGCTCAAAACTTTACTATGGAACTACTGAATTAGGGGCTGGAGGAGGTGGAAGTAGTCAATGGACATCCGCAGGCTCAGGACCAGCAACTATATATCCTGATGATGCCACTGATAGGGTTTTGATAGGACAGACTGCTGAAACTAGTCAGAAATTCAGAGTAACAGGTTCCGACGATGTAATAACCTTCGCGGGCATGCAACGGGTAAATATAGAAGATACTGGTTCTACTAAACCTGTTCTCGCTTTGACGGGTACGTATGACGACGGTGGAGGGCCCGGACTTTATTTCGTAAAGGATAGAGATGGGGACGCAGTAGCAGGTGATGATTGTGGAAATATAACATTTTTCGCAAATGACGATGCAGGTGCCCAACAGAATTATGCAAGAATGAGGGGCGAAATAGCAGACCCAGATGCCACCACTCCATTAGGAAGACTTTCCTTCGAGGTAACGTCAGGCTCAACTCTTTATGATAGGGTAGCAGTGTATTCACCTGTAAGTGGTGCAGTTTTTTATTATCCAGTAGTAATAGAAGGAACTGGAACCGCTAAAGCTAATTTTGACCAAATGGCTTTAACTAATAAAGTTAATGCAGCTGACATGGATGGTACAGCTACTTCTATTCTCTTTAATCAATATTATTACGATGCAGTTACTCCAGCTATAGCAGATATGGGAAGACTTAAATTTGCTACTGAACAAGATTGGACAAGTACTGCATCTACACAAGATGGTAAGTTCGCACTTCAATTAGCCCTTAACGGTACATTAGGAGATAAATTTACTGTAAGCAGTGGAGGAGATATAACTTTTACTGGTGATGTTACTTCAGGTGAATGGAAAGGTACTGCTATAGCTGATAGTTATATTTCTAGCGCTACCAATTGGAATACTGCTTATGATAACTATATCACTGGTGTCGCATACAGTTCTCCTACACTTACATTAACACAAAGAGATGCAGGAACGATAACTGCATCAATTCCCGGAGGAGCTGCTACTGGTACTGTTGATACAAGTGGTTCACCCGTAGATGATGATTACGCTAAATTTACAGATTCCAATACAGTGGAAGGTCGAAGTTATTCGGAAGTTAAAACTGACTTGTCTTTAAACAATGTAGAAAACACAGCATTAAGTACTTGGGCTGGAACAACCAACATTACTACTCTAGGAACAATTACCGCTGGAACATGGACAGGAACTGAAATTGGATTGGGATATGGTGGTACTGAACTTGTTGGTGAAACCGACGGAAAGATAGTAATTGCAGATGGAGCTGGCGCACCAACTCATTTAGATGTTGGTTCAAGTACGGGAATTACAATTCTTGGAACTATCGCAACAGGAGTATGGAACGGAACAGCAATCACTAATGCTTATCTAGCTAATTCTAGCGTTTCATATGGAGGAGTCAGTGTAGCTTTAGGAGCCTCTGATGCTACCCCAGCTTTTGATTTAGCTGACGCAACTAACTAT